TTTCTTTCTCGTTATATTTCTTTGCCATAAATTATCCTACTCTGATTATTCTTGATTTAAGCGGTTGTCTGAAATTATAACCTAAAAAGCTTGTGCTTCCACCAAAACTTGCAGCACTTGATGCCATGGTCAGCGCAAGCGCATCCGCTTTGTCTGGTGACTTGATTCCACGCTTACGCATTTCGTCTTTACTTTCTATTTTTATTTTACCAGTAGAAGTGTATTTATATAAAGGCGCAGCCAGTTCTGCAACCAAATCATCGTCTTGTGGTAGCCTGCAATCTCTTTGCAATAACCAGTCTTTTATCGCAAACCATAATTCAGCGCGTAGGTTTAAATAATTTTTCTTAGTCGCTGGTGCTTCGGCTACATTCACACCGCGCACAGGTAGATTCTGCTCCGCTAACCTGTCTACCACGCCTGCGCCCAAACCAATTACATCAATTAATATTTCTTGCGGTCGCTCTATCGCTGTGCAATCGTCATACATATTCTTAATCACACCACACAATTGCATAAGATCCATAGACTTGAACGACTTAATCTTCATCACATGGTTACCTTGTCTTACACATAGCGCGGAGTTATCACCGCCAAACCTGGCAACATCCAATCCCCATATTATCGGCGCGTTAGCTGTAAGGGAGACATCTCTATCAACCGCATCTCTTACTAGCGACATTGGTATGACGGTATCATCGTCTGCGGATGGAAACTCGCCCATCACCTCCACGCGCGCGACTGTGGAATCTTCGCCGTATTGCTCAATCATCGTTTGAAAGAGCTTTTGGTCTGTGCCTTCGACTGTGCGCGAGTCGATTTGTTCGTTTACCCAGAAGGAGCGCTTGGAGTTAAAGCTGTCGTAGAATGGCCCTGTGTTACGGCGTGGGTTGGAGAAAGTAAACCAATACCTATCGCGCGTGGGTTCGGAGAAGAACCCCTCGCTGACCGAATAAATAGGAGCAGGAATACCTGACGCTTCATCCATTATAAGGCATACGCCGTAAGATGAATGGATGCCTGCAAACGCATCTGGGTTTTCCTCGCTCCATAACTGTGCCTGCGCGTAATAATAACCAGTATCAATCTTTAGGTCGTTTATTAGCGCATCTTCAAACCATTGTGCTGGTTTTATTGTAGTAGCTGTTTTAGTAAACCAATGAGAGTTAATAGCTAATGTTAGCCACTTACCTAACTCCGCCCATGTTCTTGATCTAAGCTGTTGCTCGGTGTTAGCAGTTACGATTATGGTAGAACCAAGTCTAGTAGATAACATCCAAAGTATAATCCATGCGACAAGTGCGGACTTACCAATACCACGACCTGAAGCTACGGCTAGTCTAAACATCTCTGGTAAATCTAATACATTGTTTCGCTCAATGTGTATTGCCATTTCTCGTAAAATTTTTTCCTGCCACTTTCTTGGTCCTTTAAAATCTTCGAGGGGGGTGTCTTTCTGTCCCCATGGGAACACATACTTAACAAAGTTTACTGGGTTGTCTTTAATTGGTCCTGACCATAGTTCGGTCATCAATTCCTTTTCTAGTTTTACACCGTATTTCATATTAAAAAAAATTAAAAAATTTTAGTTGAGTAGTTATACATATATCACCACCGCCACGCAAACAAAGGGGGGGTTAAATGCGATTTATTGAGAGAGATTCGCATAGTTAAAAAGGGAGCATAAAAACTAAGCTCGCATCTAACCCCTTGCTATTCATTCACGCCCTCGCTCGCTTCCTCGCGCTGTGCGTTTTCGCTCAATGCTTGCGCGCGCTTGGGCAAGCGTGTTGGCGCGTGATCGATTATGCGTGCGCGTGCGCTGTCCAAGATCCCTGCGAGGTTTAAATTGTGTTCGACTGTTTGCTTCTCCGCCCAGGTTTCGCGGTCCGCGGATTTTAGATAAAACTGGATAGCGTTGAACTCGCCCTCTTGTATTTTTTCCATGAGTTTTGTTGTTGCGAGTTGTAGACCTTTTGCTTTTCCTCTGTTCAATGCGTCCGCTAATTCAGAATTTTTTCTATTTCTATGTTTATTAAATGTGTCCCAACCAACGCCCAGACTTCGGCAGATGTCCATAATACCAAGGTTTAGCGATGCCAGGTATTCTACTCTGTCATAGTCAATAACAATCGGTTTACGTCCTCTTTTCTTTGGTGTTTTTACTGTCATATTCCGATTAATTATAGCTTATATACCCTTTTATTATGGTTTTTTAGTAATTAATTACATATTTATTGAGTAAAAGTGTTGCTTTTTATAAATCTATCTCTATAATGGGTATTACTAGGTTTAAATAACCTAGCATATATGGAGAACAAAATTATGATAATTAAAGAATATCAAAAAGAATATAAAGATTATTTTATGTTTATAACTGTACATCATAGTTTAATAGAAGTTAGTGTACATAGTTATGTAGATGATGACTTTGAATATAGAAATAGATTTATAGATTATTCAGTAGATGAAATTTATGAATCTATATGTTACCGAATAGATAACAACGATTTATTAGAGGTGGCGTAATGGATTATAAAAAACAAGAAATACAAGAACACTTTAATGATTCTATTATTAATTATGATAAAGAATGGATTGAAAATAACCAGGATGATTTACATCATGAAATCTTTAATACTGATTATTACATTATAGGATCTTACAAAGCTACTCAATGGCTAGGCGATCAAGTCTTTAATATTATTGACTTTATAAAAGAATACGAAGAGTTTAACTTCGGCGAAGTTTTCACAGACTTTTCAAGTCCAGAAGCTATTGTCAATATGTATGTATACATCATAGGCGAGGAAATCGTCTGGGATTACATAAACCAATTAGAGGTGGCGTAATGAGTGCAATACAAAAAACAAACATACCTAAACAAATGTTAAAAGAATGGTGCGAGACTTACGAAGAAGCTATTGAGACTTTAGATTACTTAGCTAATAGAAGTGTTGGAACAGCTAAAGAAGAAATAAGAGAAGGTCTTGAAGACTATTTTATTGATAACGGTTTAATGAGTGAGGACGAATTTAAACAGGCGGTGCAATCATGAGCATACCAAAGACTAGAACACATAAAAGCGTAATAGGACAGATACGCAAGAAGTACGGCCTAAAAGATGATATAGATCCAAAGAAAGTAAAAAGAATTGTAACGCCAGAAGATTGGGAAATATTTATAACGGCGCTTACCTTTCCTAATGGTAAACCATCACAAAGGGGGAAATAATGAGTATTGATTATATAGGAGTAAAAATTAAAGCGACAACATACGGAGACTTTCCAAACGATGTTAAAGAAATAACCCATGCGGAGATGCAATTCAGCGTTCCTTGTGATGAAACCAAAGCAAAGAAATTTGAAAAAGCAAAAGACAATCTATTACAAGCAGTTATAGATATGTATGCACTAGAAGATCAGCATCAAGTTGACGTAACAATAGAGTATGAATATTTTGGGGTTAATCAATGGTAAAACTTAAAACAATAACTTTCGGCATGGTTGATTATGCTTTATATCATCATTTAGCTAGTAAAGGCATAGATGAAAAACATATACCAGCACCAAATAAAGATAAATCATATCAAGATAAATCTGGCACATGGTATTTAATTAAAGATGATGGAACAGAAATAGCATCAGTATCTATGGGCGGAGTAGTAAATATATCATGCGATGCATATTCATTATTATTTAATAACCAAATAACAGATGAAAATGTTTTTAATAAGACAATTAATAGGAAAATTTACAATGAAAATAATTAATAAAATAATAAACTTTTTTAAAAAAGAAGAAATAGACTATACGCCTAAGAAATCAAACAATGGTTTAACTTATGTAATGGCTGAATATAAATATGCTTGTTATATAAGAGATGAATTAAAAGGATCTGGGCCAATCTTATATCCAAGTGAACAAGCGTCTAAGCAACACAGAGACGGCACATGGCTTTTATTAACAATAGAAGGGGGAAGGCTAGGCACAGTCTCCCCTAATGGAACTGTGAGGCTTACATGAAGCGAGAGGACATACCAAAACATTTACGACATCTTGAAGAATGGAGACTTAAAGCATTGTTTTATTTATTTAGGGCGAGAGCATGAGCAACTTACATAACCAGGAACAGCTAGAAAACCAATTTGATAACATACTTGACCAGGTATACAAATGGGATAGTAAAGGCTTGCTAGAAACTCAAATAAGAG